AGATAGTGAACGATTAACTAAGAAAGGTGTATATGCTTTCTCTGTTATATCATCTATAATCAATTGCTTCTTGTTCTGAAGAATTGCATTTGCGTAATCAAATGGATTCATACAAACTCACAGTTGACCATCAGTTCAGTTAGACAAGCAACAAGATTGATTTCTGTATCTGCAACAAATGCATTCTTATATTGATAGTCAGCAATAATCAAGACCGCTTGAGGAATAGATTGCGGTTTCATCACATCATATAGTGCATCATATAATTGACGAAACAATGTATTTGCATCAACGCCACTTGTTGCAACCCATTTACGAATTGCACCAAAGTCTTTTGCAGCAATATACTTTACAATCTCTGCAATCTGTACATTACCAATCTGTGAAAGAATACCTGTATCAATCTTTCCAAATTGTGAATAACGCTGCAATTCATTTAGAATACGACGATTATCGGGAAAGTGTTTCTTGATTAGTTCTGCAATAACAGAATCTTCATACTCAACTTTTTCACTTTGCAGAATTGATTGAACACGCTTGAAAAATGCAGATGCCATCTTTGCTTTTTCACCATTCTTCAGTGCAAAGTCAATGACTGCACACCGAGAATGAAGTGGTTCAATGATGCGAGTCTTATAGTTACAAGTAAAGATGAATGAACAATTACTTGCAAACTCTTCAATTGCATTACGCAAAGCGGGTTGTGTTGAATTTGGATTCAGATAATCTGCTTCATCTATGATGATGACCTTACGACCACCAGATAGCGACATAGATGATGCATAGTTTTTAATCTTAGTACGAAACGTATCAATACCAGATTCATCAGAACCATTGATGACCATAAAATCGCAACCAATCTCATTGCACATGGCTTTTGCAACTGTAGTTTTACCTACACCTGCACCACCACTGAGCAAGAGATTAGGGATTTGTTTCTGATTTACATATTCTTGAAACGGTTTCTTTAACCGCTCAGGTAGAATGCAATCTCCTACCGACTGAGGGCGATACTTCTCTGTCCATAACAAATGTTCCATAACTCACCTTATTCATAATTTAATAATTCAAAAAAAACAATCAAGTAGTGCGACGAGGTCGATTAGAAATCACCAAGTTTTGTTTTACGGGTAATGCCTCTGTATTACCAAGCACACGATTGCCACCTTTTGATACAGGAATAATTTCATTGATATGAAATTTATCCGACTCTGATAGAGGAATATTATGTGCTACAAGCATTTCATCTCTATTTGTTGTAGTTCTACTACCAATTTTTGAGATTATATTACTTTTTTCAAGTTGTGTCAATGAAGCATATAAATCTTCAAGCAAATAATAAACTCTAGCCCAACTAGTAAATGTATATTTAGAACCGCCTTGATTGGCAACACTTTCTTTACGAGAGTGTTTTTGATCTTCATTATGCTTTACATATGACCAATTATGTTTCTGATTCTTCGTTTGACCTGTTGGTGATTTAAATGTAATGTTAGAACCTGGTGCATTTAGTCTAGCAAACTCCATATTGAAAAACCATAAAATAAACAACTCTGGATTAATTATTTTGTACTTACCATCAATATCATATTTTTTACTGAAGAAATTTCCCTTTTGTAAGAGAAAAGAAATGGTATAAAATAAATTATAGAAACTTGATTTGGTAAATTTCTTCATTTTTTTCTTATCATACTTTACACACCCATCGGACATAATACGCATGATAGATTTAGTTAGTTCTTTTTCGGATTCAGTGATGACGATTTTCTTTTTTGGATATGTTCCAAAAACATCATCTAAAACATCAGTATCGTATGAATTTGAAGTAGTGCCTTCATATGTGTTATTATTGATATACAATAACATTTCTGCAAGAAATAGTGTATCACCTTTGTTTTCAAGTGCATATTCGGATGACATTCCTTTTCCAATATTCTCAAACATATCACGAAGGTTTATATCATTCAGACAAACAGAATTTAACCAACGATTTAGAGGATTGTAATTCAAAATTCGCTTTTCATGTTTGGTCATCGCCATCATACTATTAGAAGTGATAAAGATACGAGCAAGTTCACGTAGATCACCAGTTTGATAGACTACAACGATTAATGGGATATCATACATCAAATGATTTTGAATTTCTTCTGGTAACTTATCAAATTTTCCTTTAACATCAACAGTACCCTTCTCACCATTTACTTGTAATCGGATTAAATTTTCTGGAGTAAAGTAAAATTCATTATTGAAATAACGAACCAATGTATCAATTCTATGCTGTCCATCTAGAACAAGATACTCAAATCCTTTTTCTAAGATTTCGGTAAAGTACTTTAAATTATCCTCAACGAAAGAATAATTTGGTTCATTAGGAACAAGTTTTGTTTTAAGATACTCAACGATTGGCTTAATTTCAGCCAATTGAAAACAGTCTTTCAATGAAGCACCATTAAATGCTGTAGACAGATATGAATTAATTTTTGAATCGTGCCAAATTTTCAATAATCGTTGAAGTCTTTCACGATCATAAAACAACTTATTGTTTACATGCAACTGATAAAGATCAGCAGGTGTAATTAGTTTTGCGGTACAAGTAACATTTTGCGTAAGATTTTTTACTAACATTTTTTATCCCTTGGGAAAAATAAATTAAAATGGAGTCCTTAGACGCCGCTATGTTTTACTACTTAAAGTGTTACATTTTTTGTTGCATTTACATCTTTGATACGTTGTTCTAAGACACTAATCGCAGTGTTGAAATGTCCAGTACCTTCTTCATTTGGTTTGTAATAGTCTTTTTTTAATGTCTCAATTTCTTTTCTTAAGACATTAATATACACTTGTTTGTTCATTCTTTCAACCTCCAGTGTTTAATCGTGCTACAACTTCCAAATAGTCATCTTGTACATGATACGATGAATGCATACCTGCATCTTGCATATACAACATCGTACCACCTTCAAGATGAGGCTTGATGCTTAACACTTTATTTCGGTTGATGGCAATAGAAGCACCATCACCAATCTTAGAGAAGAAGATAAAGTCCATGATTAAGCCTTTGTGAAAGTAGAACCAGATTCAGTACTAACCCAGTACTGTAGAGATAACTTTTCATTTTTGAAATGAGAGATGCCTTTTGATGAGATTTTCACGCCATAAGAACCAGGCATAATCTTGGTCAAGTTCTCTGTTTTGAAAATCATACGATACTTGTCACCATTACCTTCTGCAATCTCAAGTGCATCACTATGAGCAGAATCATTTTGTAAATCAAGTGTAATTAGATTAACTTTAGTACCATCAGATTCAACTGCAATGTGTGGTGATGCAAGAACAGCAGCAGCCCGCATAATCCAATCAAAATCTTCACTTGTAAGATTGATAGAGATTTCAGGATCTGGCATTGTTAATTGTTTCTCTGGAGGAGTAACAATCATATTTGGTTGACAAAAGCGAAACTTTAATTTGCTACGACCTTTGTTTCCAACGATAAGAACATGCTTCTCATCAAACTCAAACGTAGGATCATCTTTATGTAATGAGACTACAGAAAGAAAATTGTTCAAGTCATAAACACCAAAGTCAACAGGGATTTCTTCTGCGATATCAACCTCAGCAAGAATATTCTTGTGAGAAGAAACAGTCTTAAGTGTTTTACCTTTCTTGAACAGAATGCCTTGGTTGATTGCACCAAAGTTTTTCAATACAGAAAGTGTGTCATTTGATAATTTCATTATTTAATACCTCTTGTCATGTCGTGATTGTGTAAAGCCATAATTGCATAGTGTATCACTTTCAATAAATCTTTGCGGTTATATCCATCTTTTTTACCATATCGTTGAGAGTATTTCATAATATTACCGATACAGAAGCCATCCCCATGGCCACTATCCATAATAAATTCTGTTGCTTGGAATTTATTTTGTGAATAGTGTTCGCCATAGGTGGCATCAATGTACTCTGCTAACTCCGCAAGGATCCTATCTTCAGAATACTTGTATTGAATCATAGTCTACCAGTGTGTTGTGCAACAGCAGGCATATTACCACTGAATGCATAAGTGCCAATATGTTGTGTTTTCATCCAAGGGCATAGATAAATCTCGCCGCCAATTTTACGCCACATTTGACAGAACATATAATCTTCTGACAGATAACGGTCTGATCCACCACCAACGATAGAATCAGAAGTATCAATCACAGTATCAAAGTAAGCATGAATATAACGTGAGCCATCAAAGTTAGCTTGACCGATATGATCTGGTTTGTAACGGATCATTGGGAATGCGGCTTCCAGTTTAGTAAAGACTTCACGCTTGATTAGCATATAGCCAGTGCCAATTTCTAGAACCTCGATTGGTTCGGCTACAGAGAAGGTCTCGGTGCCAGGAACTGGATTGAAGACATAGTCGCCAGCCAGTTTCTCAAGATCACCTGCATCAATATCAGGATGCTTCTTTACTGCGTCTTTAATAGAAGTCCACTTGAGTGATTTCTTAGGATAAGGTCCACCAACAATATCCCTATCAAGAGCAAGAAGCGCAATAACATCGCGCGGGTCGAACGCAATATCAGCGTCGATAAAGAGCAAATGAGTAAAATCTTCTGCGCGAAGGAACTCATCAACAAGGTAGTTGCGTGCTCGAGTGA